GAGCCGCTAAACCAAAGAAAACCGCTACTACTGCACAGTTACGCAAAGCCTGCCAACGTGCCTTAGATTTACTTGAAAACCCTGATGCTGATGCTTTTGATGCAAATCAGGTTATAAAACAACTTCGTGAGGTTTTAGCATGAGTGACCCGTACTGGCCATTCCCGACTGAACCTGAAAAGCCAGTCAAAGATAATCCTATTCCTTTTAATCCTGATAACTTCGAGGACGCACCGCTATGACTGAAGAATACCTATTCAAGCATGAATTCTGTACTGAAGACCTTAAGTGTGTTTTCACCCGTGAAATAGACCGATATGGTGAACCTTACACGGAGCTTACTGCCGTGTATCTCAAAGGTGTGGACATTCAAGGATTACTGTCTGATTCAGTAGAAAATAAGATTTATCAGTCGTTTGATGACTATCTGAGGAACTTAGAGGATTTCTATGCTTGAAAGAATTAATAAACTGATGGATTTCTTTGCACCTTTGGTGCTTTGTGTCTTGTCTTTGGTGCTTGGATGGTGCATCCATGAGTTACAAGACCGACTAGAGCACTCTAATGCAAGTAACCTATGCTTCAGCAAGGGACACATTGATGCCTATTTGTCTAAGTTGGAAGATGGGGAATTTGTGTGCTTCAGGGAGGATCTAAACAAGAAAAGAATCACTAAGAGCGCTCTGGTGGTTCAGGAATAGGGCTAGAACGCATTAAAACGCCCTTAGAGCCTCTTTTTTGAGGTGGTCAAGGGGTAGGTAGCATCAACACTAAATAAAGGCTTAAAACCATGATTTCAGAAACAGACATTCAGGATTGGATTGTGTATCCAGAGCAAGCATTGGACAAACTAAACGAACATGAGGACTTTCTTTATCGGGGGGTTCATTGTTGGGTGAGGAAGAAGGGATTTTTCTCTCATGGCGTTATTGACGCCAATGGGGTAGAATTTGAGTTAGACTTTTACACTTTGGTGAATCCATTGAAAAGAAAGGATTAAAGCATGAGCAAGTACACACCAGGGCCATGGCGTACTACTGGGCTTAACGTTCGCTCAGGGGATGCTTTGGTTGCCGTAGTAGTTGACCAATGGGCTTATGAAAAAACACCAGAACCTGAAAAAAACGCCAATGCACGCCTAATCGCCGCCGCGCCTGATCTGCTGGAGGCACTGAAAACAATGGTCAGGGCATTCCACACCTACGCACCAAAGACGGAAGGGGCTGAATACAACTGCGTGATAGACGCTCGTGCCATCATCGCTAAAGCAACGGGAGAAAACTAAATGCATTGTCGCGCATGTGACACTCTTTTGAGTGACTTTGAATCTACTCGCAGGAATGCGAATACATTTGAGTTTGTAGACCTTTGCAACTCTTGCTTCAAGGAGGTAAAACACATCATTCCCGTGATAGAGCGTAAAGACCTTGTCACCAGTGTGGACATTGATGACGATCTGGACACTGAAAGCCAAGTAGAGGACTATATAGACTCTAAAGTATATAAATACATTAATGATATAGAATAAATTATATTTTATACATTAAAGAAATACATACATTAAAGTATACTATATAGTAGAGCAACATTCATGCCAAAATTGACACAAAGAAAGGATTGTCTTATGACGGATGAAGAATTGACACAAATGCTTGAAGAATCATGGTATTTTTCAGTTATTGAAGACATTGTTAAACTATTTGAAGCATACGGAAAGGATAATGTCTTAACCGATGTTGCCAATCGTTTGATTGAAATTGAAAACCAGGGGAAACAATGATTTTGTCTCTGTTTGTTTTTGTCTTAACACTTATAAAGGTGTCACTTAAGTGACAATACACACATGATTGTAACTTTAACATACAATTTACCCGATGAAGCCTTCACGCTCAAATGTGCACAGGAAGGATTGTCTAACAGAATGCTCCTAGAATCGATTAAAACCACCCTAGAAGCTCACGATAAGCACTCGGTAGTACCGGAGGTAGTGGTACAGGAAATAAAGGCTCAAATGAGGGGTTTTAAATGAGCATTGAAGCAATGAAATTGGCATTAGAGGCGTTGGAAAATAATCCGTATGCGCTGGCGTACAGCAAAGTCATAACATCTTTGCGCCAAGCCATAGCCAACGAAGCACTTAACAGGATGGCAGAGAACTCCAGAGAACTCGGGCTGGACTATAAGCCTGTGCAGAATACGCAATCAAGCATTGAATCTGCTGCATCAAAAGCTGTTAACTACCGCACGGATTACCAAAAACCTTTGACTGTTCGTCTGCAACAACTTGCAGATTGCTATGACGCCATGAAAGAAGAGCTTGGAGCGATCAAATCACAGCCAGCACAGCGTGAATGGGTTGGTCTGACGGATGAGGAAATAAAAAAGTTTTGGAGGGATGCAACTGTAAAACCTTGTTATACATCAGAACTTATTGATACTTTTGCAAAAACCATAGAAGCCAAACTCAAGGAGAAAAACAGTGCTACATGAGACAACTTCAGAGTTTGTAAGACACATCGCCTGTGAGCATTGTGGTAGCTCTGACGCTAATGCTCTCTACACTGATGGTCATTCGTATTGCTTCGCTTGCGGAACAATAGAGTCGTTAGAGGAAGCAGTTGCTAGTTATCAATCTAAACCGAAACCAAAGACACAAATGAAACTCGAAGGCGAAGTAAAACCAATCCCTGATCGGGGAATCACCAGGGAAACCTGTGAGTACTACAAGGTCACTCAGACTGGACAGAAGCATATCTATCCATACACTGATGAATCTGGGGCTTACATAGCCTCCAAGGTGCGTACAGTGGCGAATAAGAGCTTCTCAGTAGAGGGACAATGGGGTAAGGCTACCTTGTTTGGACAATCCCTGTTTCACAAGGGTGGTAAGTATGTGACCGTGGTAGAGGGTGAGCTAGACGCACTAGCGGCCTTCCAAATGCTTGGAAGCAAGTGGCCTGTGGTATCCATCAGAAATGGCGCTCAAGCTGCTCTGAAGGACTGTAAGGCTAACTTTGAATGGTTGGATGCTTTTGAGAACGTGGTAGTCTGCTTTGATGCTGATGAGCCAGGGAAGAAAGCCTCAGAAGAGGTTGCTGAACTGTTTGGCTCCAAAGCCAAGATCGTGAAACACATTAAACAGTGTAAGGATGCCTGTGATTACCTCATTTCTGGAGAAACTACCTCATTTGTTAACTCTTGGTGGAAGGCTGAAACGTATGTCCCTGATGGGATCATCGCTGCTAGCTCATTATGGGAGGAGGTGAGCACACCAGAGAAGGCAGCAGAGGCTCTGTATCCGTTTAAGGGTCTAAATGGGTTACTTTATGGTTTACGACCTGCTGAGCTCATCACAGTCACCGCAGGCTCTGGCTTGGGTAAGAGCCAATTCTTGCGAGAGATTCTCTTCAACATCCTGAACACCACGAAGTGGAATATTGGGGGTATGTTCTTGGAGGAATCAGTGCGTAAGACTGCCAGGAGCATTATGAGCTTGAAGGCTAACAAACTGTTACACCTACCGGACACCAAAGTCTCTAACGAGGAACTCAAAGATGCTTTCGACCATACTCTTGGCACTAACAGGATTTTTCTGTTTGACCATTTCGGTAGCACTTCTGCTGATAATATTATCAATCGTATCAGGTACATGGCTAAGGCTTGTGATTGTCGCATCGTGTTTCTTGACCATTTATCTATCATCATCTCTGGTCAAGATGCTGGAGATGAGCGCAAAGCCATTGATGTGTTGATGACTCGCCTGCGTACACTTGTGCAGGAACTAGAGATTACGCTTATTGTTGTATCTCACCTCAAACGACCTAATGGAAACCAAGGACATGAAGATGGTCAGGCAGTCTCTCTGAGTCAACTGCGAGGCTCTGGTGCTATCGCTCAGCTCTCAGACGCTGTGATTACCCTTGAGAGGAACTCCATGAGCGCTGATGCAGTCGAGAGGCATACAACCAAGGTAGCGGTTGCTAAAAATCGTTATAGCGGTCTTACTGGCCCTGCTTGTGACCTGCGCTATGATGTGGATAGTGGTAGAATGTTTGAAGTAACTATGGAGGAACTATGAAACAGTCCGATGGAGGTAAAGGAAGCTCTCCTCGTCCCTTTAGTGTTTCTAACGAGGAATACGCTAAGCGTTGGGAGGCTATCTTTGGTAGGGAAGACGTAGAGAAGATCGTCAAGGATGCTGAGAAGTATCTTGCTAATGAAGCTTTAAACAAAAAAGCAGAGAACGCTAAAGAACTTGGATTAGACTATGATTGAGCACGTCATTGTGGGAGCCACAGGAGTGGGTTACGCTATTGTGGGGGCATTGAGATTCTACAAAGGTGACTACGACAATGGACTTGTGTGGACTGGTTATGCCCTAGCACAGATTGGACTTTGGAGGCTAATTAAATGAACAGAGATGAAATTATCCGAATGGCAGGAGAATCATGGCTTACAAAATATGGTGTAAAAGAACTATCTTTTGGTCGTGACGTAGAAATTGACATTGAGGCTCTTGAGCAGTTTTCCGCCCTTGTCGCAGCCGTTGAACGAGAGGCGTGTGCAAAGGTTGTAGATGAAAACGCTGCTGGTTGCTTAGGACTGCTAAAGCACGTTCTTAAAGCAAACGCAAATGCCATTAGATTAAGAGGTAACGATGATTGACCTAGACACCTTAGTTCATCGCATGATGGATCTTGAAACCAAGTATTATGAGTTACAATCGAAGTACCAGACACTTATTCACCAATACGAAGAACTGAAAGCCTCGCATGAGAATTGCCCTGGATATAGAATCAACGCTGGATCATCAAACGATTCACCTCGTGGTAACTAAAGACATTGACACCGGAGATATTAAAGTATGGAAAAATCCAAGTGGCCTAAACGACTATCTAAGCAAGGCTACACGCCTGATAGCTCATCATGGGATCGGCTTCGATTTTTATCACCTGAACAGATTGTGGAATACGAAGATCGGGCTGAAGAAGACATACGACACATTAGTAGCAAGCAGGCTATTAGAGCCAACGAAAGAGAGCGGGCACAGCTTGGAAAGCTACGGAAAGCAGCTAGGTATTCAGAAGATTGACTATCCTGCTGTATGGTCTTGGTTGATGGGCAGACGAGAAGAATACCCTGGAGAATGTTATGACAAACCTGTTGAGAATCTATTGGAGAGTTACTGTATACGTGACGTGGAGGTTCTTGAAAAGACTTACAAGTTTCTTACCAAAGAGCTGGAGGCTAAACAATTCTCAGAAGAATCGATAGAGCTTGAACACCAAGTAGCTGCAATTATTGCTCAACAAGAACGTAACGGATTCAAACTGGACACCATTCATGCTACCTGTTTACTTACTGACCTCAAAACAAAAATGGCAGGAATATATGAAGAGATGCAAGAGAGATGGCCTCCAGTCACCCTTGAGCGAGTCTCAGAAAAGACAGGAAAGCGACTCAAAGACGAGATTGTTACCTTCAATCCTGGATCAAGAAAGCAGATCGGAGAAAAACTCCAAGAGCTAGGATGGAAGCCTAAGAAGTTCACAGAGACTGGACAACCGATTGTTGATGAAGTTGTGCTCATGGATGTGGATCTTCCTGAGGCTAAGACCATTGCTCAGTACTTGTTGCTTCAAAAGCGTATTGCTCAGGTGGAATCGTGGTTAGAAGCTATGGGTAGCGATGGACGTGTACATGGTAGGGTAATCACCAATGGTGCGGTAACAGGGCGTATGACACACTCTAAGCCTAATATGGCACAGATTCCTAATGCTGGGAGCTTGTATGGGCCTGAGTGTAGACAATGTTGGACGGTGGAAAATGGTAATGTATTGGTTGGTTGTGATGCTAGCGGTCTTGAGTTACGTATGCTTGCTCATTACATGAAGGATGAAAACTATGTACGAACTGTCACTGAGGGATCATCTAAGGATGGAACTGATGTTCACACAGTTAACCAGCGAGCAGCGGGACTTGCTACTAGAGACAATGCAAAGACTTTTATCTATGCGTTCCTCTATGGTGCAGGAGATGCGAAGATTGGTTCTATCGTTGGAGGCAGTGCAAGAGATGGAGCAGTACTTAAAGACAAGTTCCTTAAGCAAACCCCAGCGCTTGCAAGGTTGCTATCAACTGTGTCCCGATACGCTGCTAAAGGATGGGTTCCTGGCTTAGACGGACGTAAGATATGGGTACGATCCGAGCATGCAGCACTTAACAGTCTCTTGCAAGGTGCAGGCGCTATCGTGATGAAGAAGGCTTTGGTGCTTTTTAATGATAAAATAAAGGCTAACAAGTGGCCCGTGAAGATGGTAGCTAATGTCCACGATGAGTTTCAGTTTGAGGTTCCTGAGAAGCTAGCAGAGGTGACAGGACAGGCTGCAAAGCAGTCCATCGTTGAAGCTGGTGTCTTTTTTAAACTACGTTGTCCCTTAGATGGAGAATATAAATATGGTAGAAACTGGCGAGAAACTCACTGAGGGAGACTTTGATGCTAGAATCGTGATTGACGTCACTGGTGACTCTTTCATGGTAAAGCACACAAGTAACCTTGAGTTAGATCAGATTTATCTAATCTTTGTAGCTGCGGTAGAATACATGGATGCTTTGGCAGACAGCTTAGACGCTGAACCTCCAAAGTTCCTGAATTGACAGCCTGGAAAGACAGGCAACTTTATTAACTTTCAAAGGAATTGAAAAATGAGTGATTTGAAACCCGTTAAAATCTCTGGTGAGCTCTTCTGGAACAAATGGATGAGCGAATTCAATAAAGCTTTTAACTCCGACAATGACCGCTATGAGTGCACAATCTGCAACATCTCTGACGAAGACGTAGCCAAGCTCACAAGCCTGGGTATTCGTGTTAAGTTCAAAGAGTCGCAGGGTAACTTCATTGTTGTCAAGAGCAAGTTTATCTTCAAGCCTATCGATCCTGAAGGTAAGACTGTAGCTGTTGATACCTTGGGTAATGGCTCCAAGTGTGAGGCTCTTGTGAGTGCATACAAGCACAAGATGAGTGCCAAGTATGGTAACGCTCCTAGCATTGTTGGTAACTCAGAGAAGACCTTTCTGACGGTTACCGAGGTGAAGACCTACGTGCCGGACGCTAAAGAAGATGACGACCTCATCTGAGCTTCCCAAAGTAGCTCTCATTGACGCAGACGTTATCGTTTATAGGGTAGCGTTTGCGTCAGAAGAGGAAACAGAGGAGATCTGTTTTGCCAGAGCTAAAGAACTCATCTTTGAAATAGTTTATACGGAACTTAACTGCGATGACTACAGAGCCTATATCACCGGTAAAGGGAATTTTCGGGAACTGGTGGCGACAACAGCACCCTACAAAGGGAACCGAAAAGACTTCCAACGACCAAAGCACTACCATGCCCTCAGAGAGTACCTCAAGCGACTCGGAGCAGAACTCGTTGAAGGACAAGAAGCCGATGACGCCATCGCCATCCAAGCGCAAGAAGGGAACTACTGGATAGTTTCTATCGATAAGGATTTCGATCAAGTCCCTGGCTGGCACTATAACTTTGTGAAGAAAGAGAAGTATTACATCACTGAAGAAGAAGGAATGCATAACTTCTACATGCAGATTCTTACAGGTGATCGTACTGACAACATTATCGGAATCAAAGGTATTGGACCAGTAAAGGCTGAAAAGATCCTGAAAGACTGTACAACTGAAAGGGAATACTATGATGCTTGTGTTAAAGCGTATGATGGTGATATTGCAAGAGTTACCGAAAACGGGGTACTACTTTGGTTAAGACGCTACCCAAACCAACTGTGGCAGCCTCCTTTACCCTTGCAGGATTCCAGTGGACAGTCAGGTACGTTGAGGGACTTTCAGAGTACGGAATCTGTGACCCCACCAACCAAGAAATCAGACTCCGAGCAGGAATGAACGAGCAAATGACTCATCAAACCTTCTACCATGAGCTGGTACACGCCATTATGTTCACAATGGGTAAGACCAATCACGATGAAGAGTTCACTGATGTCTTTGGATCGTTGTTGCACCAGTATGAGAGGACTAAGAATTGAAAACAAGTAGTGCAAAGGCAAAGGGACGTAACCTCCAGAAATGGGCTGCTGCAAGGCTCCTAGAGTACGCACCAGAGCTTGAAGGGGATGATGTCAAGTCTACGTCCATGGGAGCCTCTGGAGAGGATGTAATGCTCTCTCCTGCTGCTCGTAGGATCTATCCTTGGCAGATTGAGTGCAAGAGTTACGCTCGTATCGCTGTTTATGACTTCTACAATCAGGCTTGCTCACATGGCACACATGAGCCTGTTGTCTTCATCAAAC